ATGAACTGACGCTCAACACTGAAACCAACCCCCGTCCCGCAAAGGAGGATGAACATAGCCTCATCAAAAGACTTAGGGTCATCTACGGGTAGGTAGCTACAGTTATACATACAGGTATTGTCACGATCTGCAGCCTTACCTGCTGTCATCATTGACCTCATACTAGGCATTACCTCAAGGCTAAGAATAGCGTCACGCATTTCATCTAGGTCAACAGGCTTGAGCCATGTCTTAGCTATGTTCTGCAAGTAACGCTCTACAGTTTCACCCCATGTTTCACGGCGTCCCTCGCCTTCAAGCCAACGTGCATAGCGGCTGGTTGCAATAAAGGTTTGATAGTCACTTGGTAGATAGTTATTACTCATATTTACTTTCCTTATACTAAGTCAGACAGGTCAGGCTTCCAATAGTGTGACCCCTTCAATACTTTACCATCAGGACGTTTGATTGGCTCACCTTGTGGCCCTAGCTTAGACATATTAGATGCGTGTACCCTACGCACTGCCTCGTCTAAGTCCCACCCATAGGTAGCTGCATAGCCATACGTAACGTACACCAAGTCAGCTAACTCTTTAAGTAACTCTTGTGGCCCATCTGCATCACGAACTTCATTGTATTCTTCTTTGAGAAGTAACCAACGCAGACCTTCTAGCTTTCTACTGTAGCCGTACTTTTCACCAAGGGGGTGATCCATTGCTGTAGCAAACTCTTTGACCATATCAAGAGGCGTACAGTCTTTGAGGTTATTAATCATATCCTCTCTGTCGTACTCAGCAAAGTCATCTATTTCTTGTTGTGTAATCATCCCTGATCCTTTACGTTTATGTTAGATATTTCTACGTCATCTATATCATAGATAACACGCTCTATCAAGTCTTTTATATCTTCTTCATAGTACATAGGGTGAGAAGACAATATGTTGTTTGACTTGTCAACTGCTAAAACAAAAGTAACACTGAACTTCTCAGCCTTCATTGTTTCTCTACCTTCGCTATTAGTCTAGCACCATACCACTCAGCTTTCTTCAAGTCTTCTATACCGTTCTTATATCGCCACCTGTGTAGGTATTTAGCTATGTTACCTCTTAGGTAGCCTATATACTCTTCATCAGTTAGAAAGTCTTCTATGTACTCTATACACTCAATGGACCCTGTACCGTAGTGAGGTGGACTGTTTACCATATCGGTATCTAATTCTTTCCACTTAGCCATATTAGCAACTACCCTTAGTTCTAGTAAAAGCATTGAGCCGTAGTACGTTACCCTCTGCTGTATATGTAGGCTCTGCCACTTGTGGTACTTGATTGTCTGCTAGTAAACGCTCTACTTTATCTTCTAAAGCTTCCTTAACATCATCATAGATGCCATCATCATCATCATTAAGCAACTCAAACAAACCAATCATAGCTAGGCCCACACCCATAGCTTCTGTTAGTTGTTCATCAGACAATTCATGATCATCACTCTTACATATACAAGTACCAATCTGCCCATTACCCATAGGCTTGATTAGTATTGCAATCTCGTCATCTTCTAGTACGTATGGCATCAAGTCTTCCTTTTTGTTTTAAGTGGTATCTTAGTCTGTGTAACACACTTTCCCGGCATTGTCAACCACTCTTGAGGTATTAGCCTGTGCGAGTATAAGAAGTCATTTTTCTCACACCAATCACAGTATCTACTCTTAGCACCCTTGTATAGCTTTGCTTTAGCATTACTGAATACAAACCTTATATCTAACTCAGGGTGCTGCCTTCTTACTTCTATATGCTTGCGCCTGTCCTCGCTATCAAAGATACCCTTGGTCTCAATAAAGATACCGTTGTCTAGCTGAAAGTCAGGCGTGTAAGTACGGTAACGTAAGTCCTCCCATTCTATTTTAAGTAACTCATACCTTACTTTTTTCTGGCACTCAGACAAAACAAGAGCAGTCTGTTTTTCAAGACCACTCCTGTACTTGGCTTTAAGGTGACGCCTCGTAGGTTTAGGCATCTTCTGCTTTTTTTCTTGGATGAGAAGAACCTCTGTACTTAGATTGCTTATCGTTAATTTGCGTGTAAGCTACATTAGGTGGCGTTAGTTTACCTTGATAAGTCCTAGAAGGTAGCTCTTTGTACTCAGGCCAACAAGCAGACTTAAATGAACAGAAGTTACACTGTTTGCACAGTATTCTATTACCTGATGGTTTCTTGCGGTATGTCTCAGGAACATCTGTAAACATACGCTCAAAAGGCTCATCGTTTTCTAAGTAGTCATACGTTTCCCGTATCTTATCCAGTACGGCGTCAACGTCAACGTCCTTAGCTGAAACATACTTGTGGTGTCCATTATTCTTATTGACTACCCACCAGCCACCAACCTTCTTACCTGCTGCTGTAGCGTAGCCTACAAGCTGTGCTACATAGCCAAAAGGATCGTCAGCCTGTAGTGTCTCAAGGTCTATGAACTTATTCTTGTAGGAGTAGTCGGATGCACTCTTAATGTCATCTATTCTATCCCCTAACAATAAGTCATACTCTCCTTTGATAGGCTTTCTTCCCCCACCTAAGTCTAGTGTTACATTGGTGTTGTCTTGAAACTTAACCCCTGCTGCACTTAAGATGCCTTTAAATACAGCCTCAACTATATCACCTAGCATCATG